TCAGAGCGTTGGTGCTAGAGGAGTAAATAACCTCGCCAGTAAATTACTGTTAGCACTCCTACCACCCAACGCTCCGTTCTTTCGTCTGCAAGCAGACACCGCTGAACTCGCCAAGAATGGAACCCCAGAGGAAGTCCTTAGTGAGATTGAGAACTCTCTTCAACGCGTTGAAGATCTGGTGATGAGTGAGATCGCTAAAGAGGCGTACCGAGTAGCCCTCCATGAGGCACTTAAGCATCTCATCATCGCCGGTAACGCTCTCCTGTACATGCCTGAAGAAGGTGGCCTCCGTGTGTTCAACCTTAACCGCTTTGTCATTGAGCGTGATCCTATGGGTAACGTCTTGACGATTGCAACCAAGGAAACCATTTCACGCAAGGCGCTTGACCCAGAAGTCTATGAACTCCTAGAAACCCACGGTGCTTCTGAGAACGAGGCCATGGAAGGTGATGTCAATCTTTACACAAGTATTCGACGTGACGATAATATGTGGGAAATCACTCAGGACATTAACGGGATTGTTCTTCCTAAGTCCGGTGGTAAGGTTCCCCTTGATCGTAGTCCCTATATCCCACTTAGGTTCTCTCGTATTGATGGTGAGTCCTACGGTCGTGGATACGTTGAAGAATACCTTGGAGATGTCCAATCACTTGAAGCCCTTACTCAAGCTATCGTTGAAGGTTCTGCTGCTGCTGCCAAGGTTCTCTTCCTTGTGTCTCCTAATGGAACAACACGCGCTCGCACACTTGCTGACAGCCCTAACGGTGCTATTGTCCAAGGGAATGCAGCGGATGTTACAACGCTCCAAGTAAACAAGTTCAACGACTTCAAGGTCGCCCAGATGACCATGGATGGAATCAAGGATCGCCTTGGTGCTGCCTTCCTGTTGACCTCTGGTGTTGTCCGCAGTGCTGAACGTGTGACTGCTGAGGAGATCCGTATGTTGTCACAGGAACTTGAAAGTTCTCTTGGTGGTCTCTATTCGTTGCTTTCAAATGAGCTACAGCTTCCGTTGATCGAACGCCTGATGTACGTCATGGGTCGCTCTAAGAAACTCCCTAAGCTTCCTAAGAACCTTGTGCAGCCTGTGATCGTCACGGGTGTTGAAGCATTGGGTCGTGGTAATGATCTCAACAAACTTGATCAATTCCTTGCAGGTGCTGCTCAGGTAGTAGGCCCACAGGCGGTTGCTCAGTTTGTGAATGTCCAAGAGTACTTTAAGCGTCGTGCGACAGCCCTTGGAATTAAGACACTTGGACTTATCAAGACCGAGGAACAACTAGCACAAGAAGCCCAACAACAAATGGCTGCTAGCATGAGTGAGAAACTTGGGCCATCTGGAATAAAAGCCTTGAACGATCAGTATATGCAGGCTAATAGTCCTGAACAGCAGCAGCTTAATGCAGCTCAACAGGAACAATAACAACCAACTACAATGGCTGAACTACATACGACATCAATCAACGAACCAACGGCTCGTGAACAAATGAGCCTTGAGCAACAATCGGCCCTTATGGACGAAGCCAAGGCACAACAACCACAAGTCCAACAAGAGGAACCCAATGAGGAACCTCCGGTAACCGACGAGCGCCCCCAGTGGCTCCCTGAGAAGTTTGAATCCCCAGAGGAACTCGCTAAGGCATATGCCAATCTTGAAAAGGAATACCACCAGAAGAACCGCGAAGAGGATCAGTCCAAGGTAAAGCTTGAGACATCCGACGTGCAGTCCCGTGTTGGTGATGCTTTGAATTCCGCAAGTGCTGAGTATGCAGAACGTGGTGACCTCACTGAGGCATCCTATGCTGCCCTTGAGAAGAATGGTATCTCGCGTGAGCTTGTTAAGACTTACGTCGACGGCTACAAGGCTTCCCAAGAGGCCAACACGAATGCCATCATGAATGAGGTAGGAGGCAAGGACAACTACGGTGCAATGACCGAGTGGGCTTCTGGTGCGCTTACTGATGGTGAGCTTCAAGCCTTTAATCGTGTTGTTGAATCCAACGATGCAGATACTGCTAAGATGGCCATCAAGGGTCTCTATGCTCGCTTCTTGTCTGACGGTGGTTCCCCCGTGAAACTCATGCAAGGCCAAGTGGCTGGCGGCGGTGTTACCCCGTTCAACTCTAATGCCCAAATGGTGGATGCCATGAAGGACTCTCGGTACGCTAAAGATCCAGCCTATCGTGCTCAAGTTGAGAAAAGGATCTCCATCTCACGCATCTAAAAACTTATGCAAATCGTATCATATTTCCTAGACAACGCATCGGCGATCATTCAGGCTTTGACTGCTGTGGTTACCGCTTGTTCCCTTATCGCTGCACTTACTCCTACCCCAAAGGACGATGGTGTTGTTAAGTGGGGCTACAAGATCCTAGATCTCTTGGCCTTGAACATCGGTAAAGCTAAGGATAAATAAACCCATTTTCTCTTTGTTTGTGTTATGGTGTGGGCAAGTCTCCTAGTAAAGGTATTGTGTGTTTTCCCTAAGCTAGGGGACTTGCTTTTCCGTGTGTACCATGAGTATGAAGAAGAACTTCTACGTCGCGCTTACAATAAGCATTCTGAGTCTATCGACGACTGGATGCGTACCGACGATAAAACAAAGTAAGATCCCAATGTTCCTAGAGCGCCTCAAGCAGGAGAGCTTCACAAGGGAACAAAAGGTAATCGTAGGTGATCTTCTTCACTACGTTAATGACCTAGAGACCAACCAATGATTACAGAACCAATTACCCTTTCCGAAGAAGACGACGACTTCAATGAGCCACTCCCAGTGCGTACTGGTGGATGTGACGGCGAAGTATGTGAGTCTTGTCAGTGATTTCTAGGTGGCGATTCCTCAGCCCTGCTTAGTACTAAAAAGCCTTACGGAGGTTATGGGCTTCCTCCAAATTTTCTTGATCCCCCGCTTACTTGTCTCGGCCCGTGCGAGTAAAGCTTCAAGGATCGGACTGCCAAGATTCCAAATCTGAAGCAGAGTTAACGGGCCTTCAATTTTTTGTGATGGTTAGTTCAAGATAGAACCCGTAGTTGTCTACGGAAGTGTGGGTATCGAGTCTCACACCATCATTCCCCTTTCAGTACCTCCTCCGCCTCTTAACAATGCGCACCAAGGAGGTCTCTTCCCTTTCCCCTTTAGCTCACTAATGAGTTAAAGAGAAATCGTCCATAAAAAGGATGACAATCTAAAAAGCTATAAAGCAAGAACTAGGCCCAGTGCGCTGGACAACCGAGTGTTCTTTCTTTAACAAGTAAACGATGGTCTAACGCAATACACGGACACGCTTGTTAAAAACTAAAAACTAAAAATAGAATAATTATATGGCTAATGGTGCTACTACCCCGTCCAATCTTGGACAAGTTAACGGAGCTGGTGATCGCGACGCTCTATTCCTTAAAGTGTTCTCGGGTGAAATCCTGACCACCTTTGAAGAAATGAACGTGATGAAAGATCTGCACATGGTGCGGACGATTCAAAGCGGTAAGTCTGCTCAGTTCCCTGTTACAGGAATCGCAACTGCTAAATATCACACCCCCGGTCAGAACATCGCTGATGCGGATGCTGGCTATCTGAGTGGTATTAAACACGCAGAACGTGTCATCACTATCGATGACCTGTTGGTTGCCTCGACGTTCATTGCGAATGTTGATGAACTCAAGAACCACTACGATGTCCGTAGCATTTACGCTAAGGAACTCGGTAAGGCTCTTGCAAAGCGTTTCGACATCGCAACGATGAAGACCCTGATTGCGGCTGCTCTTACTGCCACTACTATTACTGGTGGTTACGGTGGTACTAATCTTACTTCTAAGCTTGCTGCAACTCCTACGGCTGCTGAGATCGTCGATGCGCTGATGTTGGCTGCTCAAAGCTTGGATGAAAAGGATGTCCCAGAGGACGAGCGTTTCGCTATCCTTAAGCCTCGTGACTACTACACGCTCCTTGCGTCTGATGAGACTGTTATCAATAACCTCTACGGTGGTTCTGGTAATGTTGCTACTGGTCAGATTCCAACGATTGCTGGTATCCGTATCTTCAAGTCTAACCACTTGACGAGTGTTACGGTTGCTCTTGCTAGCCAAGATGCAGATGACTCGAATGCTAAGAATGATGTCTTCGCTGCTAACGGAACTGGCTATAACGCTACTGACTTGTCGGCATTTGAGATGATTGTTGCTCACCCATCGGCTATCGGTACGGTCAAGCTCCTTGATCTTGCCACCGAGTCCGAGTATCAAATCGAGCGCCAAGGCACTCTGTTTGTTGCTAAGTACGCTATGGGCCACGGTGTTCTCCGTCCTGAAGCTGCTGTCGTTATTGGCTAATCGTTAAAACCCCACTTGGCTCCCTTCCTTAGGTTCATTCTTGGGAGGGGAGCTTTTGTTTGGGATTTACACAGTAGATCAAGCACGCCTTGACCTATGCTGTAAGTTCTATACAACTACATTTAAAATCAGATCTACATGGCTACACTTACATCGAAACTAGAAGCAGTTAATACGATGCTTGGTTATATCGGAGAGGCTCCTATTAACAGCATTGCTACCGCTTCAGCTCTTCCGCTTTCCGCAGCGTTGGCTAAGAACATCCTTGATGAAGTAAGCCGTGAAGTCCAATCAGACGGTTGGCAATTTAACACCGTAGAGAACTTCAAGCTCGCCCAAGGAATCCCTGCTGGAACTTTCCAAGTACCCGCAAATACCCTTCAAGTGGACGCTGTGGATCGCTCCTACGACATCGTTCAGCGTGGCTTGAACCTTTGGGATCGCTACATGAACAGCAAGACGTTCACCGTAGAGTACCTCTATGTGGACATGACTTTCCTTTTGGACTGGGAGGATCTTCCAGAACAAGCAAGACGCTACATCACCATCAAGGCTGGACGGGTGTTTCAATCACGCCTTGTGGGATCTAGGGAACTTGAGAGTCTTATCATGCGCGATGAGATGATGGCCAAGGCTCGCCTAGAGGAGACCGATGGACGCAACTCTGACATCACTGTGTTTGACAACTACGACGTTGCAGCACGCATCGGGATTAACCGTAACGTGTTCCGTGGTGTTGGTACAGCCAATGGCGGCGGTGGTAACTATGTTGCTCCTTGTGTGTGTCCTGATGGTGGAACGGTTGTTCCTAGTACTCCCGGACAGATTCTTACCGACGAGGCGTTTGAAGCCCTTATCACCGAAGACAGTATTTCAATAACAACTGAAGCATAAATATGAGCAAAAAGATTTCTGAACTTACAGCAGCAACCGACGTTACCGCTAGCGATCTATTCCAAGTCGTAGACATCGAAGATCCAGCAATGGCATCCTCGGGGACGAACAAGAAGGTCACAGCACAGACGCTTGGTAACTACCTTCCTGTGCGAGCCTTGGGTTCTACGACCTCTAGGACGCTCCGTGAACGCTTTGGGGATACTGTGAACGTTAAGGACTTTGGAGCTGCTGGAGATGGCATTCAGGATGATACTGCGGCGTTTCAAGCTGCTGTTAATGCGTCATTAAACGTAAACGTTCCATCAGGTAGCTATAAAATTACTGGCACCGTCCTGTGCCAAACCGCTGTAAATATTATCGGTAGCGGAAGAGGCTCGACTACTATATTCACCAACAGCGCTAGTGGCTCAAACAATATTTTTGTTTGGGAAAGTTCTGGCCCAATAACTGGCGCAGGAATTTTTAATTTAACGATTAACGGAGTTGGCAAAACCGGAGGCATCGCCATTAAAGCGACACGGGTTTGGAGATTTAACATTAGAAATGTTTCTCTAGGAGGTGGTTATAACGGGATTTACATTGAAAGTCAAAACGTTGCTAGCCTCCAAAACGTATGGATAAATGGGCTAATTGGTCAATACGCAATTAAGAATTACGGAAGTGCTACATACAAAGCTGACGTACTTGATTTAGATGACGTTCAAATTGGATTTGCTTCAACAAACACAACATCAACTGGAATCATTATTGATAGCGGTGTGGATACGATTGATATTCGCCACGTTGCTGTTGTTCGTGGTTATAGGGGTTTGTCTATTACAAACACAGATAACTTTGTATCGTCCCCAGCTTTGTTAAATGCTTACGATCTTCAAACGGATTTTACATACGCAGAAGGTGTTTATATTGACGGAGGAAACAGTACAGGCCGCACAAGAGCACACCAGTTTACAGACTGTTATATTCAAGGTTCGCAAACAGAATGTGGAATTAAGATTACTGAATCGGCACAATACGTTACCATAAAAAGCGGACAAATTACATCGAATTATAAACAAGGAATCCTAGCAAACGGCCGCTATGTGAAAATTATTGGATGCCAGATTTCAACAAATAGCCTTGCTGGTAGCAATCTGTATGCTGCTGTTGAATTCGGCCCGACCAATGGATCTACGGGTAATTCTGTGATAGGATGTACGTGCGGAATATGGTCTGGGTACGCCGCTGAATTGACATCATATGGCGTATTGATTGGGGTTAATCACTCAGATTACACGATCATGGGGAATGTATTTAGCGGTAGTGTCTCTGGAGATTACATGGATAACGCTAATCACATTCGATCCGTTATTTTTGGAAATGCTCAAGCTTCGACTACTAATAATAAGATCGGTTCTCCTATCGTATCTAACGGGGGACAAGATCTTACCTTGCTGGGATCAACAACCAACAGGGTTTCCCTAGGAAACAGT